ACTAAAACTTCGGAACACGCCTCTCGCTTAGATGAGCGAGGGGTTCTTCCGTCACCTCGTTCTCAATCAAGAAGTCGCAGAAGTGTTTGATCTTTCGTAGATCCTCAATGCCGCCCTTGTCTCTCCATCGAGAGATGTACTTGATGATCGCCCCCTCACAGAACTGCATCTCATTCGCGAGGATGTATTCAATAGGTTGGATCTTTAACTTCTTGTAGTGGTCACCTGCTACTTGGTGGTCTGTTGCGCTCAATGTAGTAACTCCTCGGTTTCATGTTTGTTCTCGATGAACTGTATGAAATGTTTTTTAGTAAACTCGTTCTTGTTTACGAACTCGGTTAGGTCTTCAAGCATCAAAGCTATTGTGCCTATGACATCACGATCATGACCCTCAAGGGTTTGTATCATGTCGTTCAGCCAATCGTATGCCTCGTCAGAGGACACCATCTCAATGTAAATTTCGTCATCCATTTGAAAGCCTCAATTCTGTAGTTTTACGCCATAAACTTTCAGGAGCGTGCAGTTGATCCTGCTTTACACATACACTCCCTGTTTTATGTTTAATTTTTGGATTGATAAATTCACAGCATTTAGCAGCAAAGTCTTTTCTATTTATCCATCCTGCAATTCCCATCGTATTCTGGTCTATCTCAACGCATAGCACAGCAATCGGGGCTTTAAATGACTCAACGCTTTTAAACAATAATACACCTGACACATGCTTCGTGGTTTTAACATCTAACGCCACCTCACCAATAAACATATCTGTCCCTGCATCAACGCCAAACTCAAAGACATTAAACTCTGTCTGATATGCTTTAGATACAGCTAACTCACCCTTAATTCCCACCAAGTCTAGCTCTTGATCTGTCCTTGTCGGGTCTTTTCTCTGATTTGTCACACCAGAAGCGCGAGCAAGCATTGATCGAAAGTTTGCGGCTTGTTGGCAATTAAATAGTTCTTTATTACTGAGCTTAACCCTTAACATAGGTTAGGCCTCCAATCCGTAATATAATAATTTGACTTCCCTAGATTGCAATCTTCGCACAAAATTTGCAGGTTATCTTCTTTTAACTCTAAATGAGGGTGAGTGCTTCTTGGTTTTATATGGTCAACATGAACAACAATCCCATGTTCTTTAGGGCTGCATCCGCACATCATGCATTTGCACTCGTACTTCTCAAGGATTGCAACGCGCAGTTCTCGCCACGCTCTTGATTTATAAAATAACTGGCTTGGCTGAGAAGATGATTTCAGCTTCCACTTAGCGATTTGATCTTGAGTAAGTTGCGGCTTTTTAGGTTGATGAATTTTATTGTATTTTTTTCTGTGCTTTTTTGGGACATACCCTTGAAGGCTTTGATTCCTAGTATTGATTAAAAGATTCACTACGCTTTGATCAAGTTCTAGTCCTACTAATTTGGATGGCTTGCCCTTGTCGCTTCCGGTTAAGTCTTTAATAATCTGTTTAGACAAAACAATTTGCGCTTTACACAACCCTCCCCGGCAAGATCTCATTTTCTTGAGATGCTCTTTAGTAAATATGACCTTCTCTAACATATTCTCCTCTCATGCTTGCGGATAAGCTCGGTAAACTCCGCGAGAAGCTGCTCGTAATCTGCCTTGTATCTCTTAACAGGGGACGACTTTTTGGCAATCATGTCCTTGACAAATTCCCTTCCGTACATATCTTCCATCCACATCGTATACTCTTGCGCAGCAGAACCATGCCTCATGCCCCACATGTTACACCCCGCACACTGAGGGTGAATGTTTTCGATCTCTAATGCCCAGTAGGATGAGTTGCCCTTGGGGATAAAGTGTCCACCCTGCATGTCCTTGTAGTGCTTGGTAACGCCGCAGGACACACAGCTACAGTACCCATCGTCATCTGCCGCAGCTATCCTCGCGAGCTTCTGGATAGCCCTGTAGCACTCCTGCCTAAGCATCGAGGAAGTCTTAGTCTTAGGTTTAGACTTACGCTTTGCTCGCCTATCTGTCGCTCTTGGCATCCCAGTTTCTCTCGTGAAGCAATGCAAACATGGTTTTCTCAGATCGGATCTGGCTAGCTGTATCCATTCTATCGTAGCGCAGCTTGATTAGCGCAATGCTGAACAGCTTAGACATCACAGAGTATGTCCCAGAGACAGCCTTTACATCTTCCGGTGGATCGTACTGTGGCTGATCATTCATACTTCTTCCTCACAGTGTCCGACCTCTAAAATTGTGCCTTTGTATTGGTACATTCTAGAGAGCCTACTAACTCGAAATCCCGTCTTGTAGACCACAACCGCATAAGTTTGCTTCTCATTATCAGCGCACCAAGCGGCCTCCTCTAATGCGTCTTGAAAGTCATCAAATAGTATCATGATTTCTTGCTCGGGAACTCAACGAACACCCCAAACTTATCACTGAGATGTCGGCTTAGTACAGAGTAGGTTTTGTGGTAATCATCTGACCCTACCTTCGCGGTAGACTCTTCGTTCGCTACAATCTTTTGGATGGGCTTCCAAAGGTATTCTTTAACAAGCGAGGGCGACCAAGGTATATCCACCTCCTGCTTGATGACTCGCTTCATATCAAACCCTGAGTCGTTGAGCTTCTCACCCAGTAGCCGACAGTACACATGCAGTGCGTTGTTCTGTGTAGATGTTCTGGTCTTGCCACCCTTGATCTTGAGTGTCAGATACTTCTTCTCCTCGTACATCTGAGTCATCATCTTAATGAAGGCTTCAAGCGAACGCCTATCATCAACCACCCAGAAATCCCCCTGATTGATATCAGTCATTTCTTTCCCCTCTGACCGAAGCGAGCATCAAACCTCTGCTTCTCTGTGAGTATATGCTCGGAGTAGGTGCAGGGAGGGAAGTGTTGAACTTCCCCGCCCTTGCTGAAAAACAACTCCAAGTCTTTTTCCAATCTATCTCTTACTTGTTGATTAGTTTGAGTCGCCGTCAGCATATTCTTCTCCTATTTTAAAGACATCATCCATGCTCATACCAAGCGCGTCACATATTTCTTTGTAGCGTTTCACCGTCATCCCCTTATTAGTCAGGGAGTGAGAGTAGTTAGCTGCACTCACCCCTATCTGTTGGGCTACTTTGATGTGCTTGATATTATTAATTGCATGGGCGCATCTAATTGCGTGGCCTATATGCATATTACCTCCAAGGACAAGGGGGCTTGCGCCCCCAACAAATCAAAAGGGTATATCTTCTGAAGCAACCTCCACCCTTGGTGCGGGTGCAGACTGAACATCCTTCGGCTTAACTGATAGGCTCATGTACTTCTTACCGTTCTTAGATTCCTTGAGCCACGAATTCAGCCAGTACTCCTGACCCGCGACATTGATCGTGCCATTGTAGTCAGCGTGTGTCTCAGCTTCTTTGCGCTCGTTCTTGAACAGTGCGCCACGGTTTGTATCATCATAATCGCTCATCATATTCTCCTACTGAAAGTATTGGTTAACATCTTGTTTGATTCTTAATGCTGCATTGGTTACATGCTCTGCCAATGCTGCTATGTACTCCTCATCGCGTTCAACACGAACGATCAAAGGTTTCATGGTCTGGTGATAGGACATGAAATCCCACCACGATCTGCCTGTGACCCACAGGCAACCCATGATCTGCTGCAAGTGTTTAGAAGGCACGACTCCTGCCTTCACCCACTCAACATGCGTAGCAGGGGCAGGGCATTTGATTTCCAAACCACCGTCCTCCCCTATCAATCCGTCTGGTGAACAACCTGCGTTAACAGTATCGTGCAGACAGAATCCCACCTCCTGAACAGTATTACCTGTCAGGGCTTCGTACAATTCACGGGCATCTGGTTCTAACTCAGTGCCTCGCTTCATGTGTTCGTTGACGTAGACAAAAGTGGTCTCGCCAGTTAACTCTTCAGCGACTAGCTGATTGATGTAAGCCTCAACCTGCGTAGACTTACCACCCTTTCCGGTGACGATCTTAGAAAACTGTGAGGCCGATGGGACTCCTAGCCTCGAAGTCAGCCACTCAGGACTGCCCTGCTCGCACTCAATCAGGCGCATTAGAAGAAATCCTCAGTAGCTTTTGCAGGATGATGCGGATGCTTAGGCTTAGTCGATGCAGCGTTGCCATCGTCATCCTCGGCAGGGATACCCGCAATAGACTGTAAAGCGTACCGTCTAGCGTAGGTGATAGCTGAACCCGCACCGTGAGCATCTAACTTGCCGAGAGGTATTAAGAACTCCTGCTCTAGCCACTCACCGGATGAATGCATTAGGCGTGTAGATACCCCAATGCCACCCTGCCCATTAACGGGGAATTGCACATAGCTCAGGCCATGCTTCGCGAATGGGGCTTTGACTGCTTGTATTACAGCCCCAAGATCAGCGTAGCTAGACTTAAAGAATGGATTGGAAGAGCCTTTAACCGCTGCCCCCATCTCCCCCTGTGCCGCAGCCATCGCGGCTGATAGGTTTGCTATTGATTCAGATTGTTTCATGGTATCCCCCTAGAAATATGCTTGTTCGTGTTGGTCATCGCGAATACGGTGCATGACCTGCTCGGAAGTCGCATACTCGTGACCGTACACAGCCAGTGCAGTCTCAGCTATACCGATCTCGCGAGTGGCAACGTCAGTAATAAAAGACATGACAGCCTCACGCATCTCACCCCTAAAAATGACAGAGTAAGTCAGCGTGTCAGCTTTGTTAGTAATGAGCTTATGGATGCAGCCGCGCAGAACTTCGGGGTCGGCATGGTAGAGCATGATGTCACACAGATACTCATTGGCATCTGCGTCATGCAGTACAGAGAAGATCATCTTTTCGATGTCATCTTGGGGTACTACGTCCCAATCAATGTCACTGTCAATGAGATATTGCGTTGCGGTTGTCGGCTCAGCGAGCCACTCTTTAATGTATTTCATATCATCCTCCTCAGAATGTGTAATAATCTTAAGCGATATTAAATGTCCTTGTCAACAATTGTGTTGAAATAAAATCTTCTAGGCCGATCCTCCTGCTCGGTTAGCTGTAAGCTGTTGTCGTGAAAGTAAAAATTGTATGTGCCTTCCCATCCACCGCTGTGTCTTTGCTTGGCAACGATGAGTTTTTGATCTTTATGTTTGGCTAAAAATTCCTGCTGCTTCTCATCTAACTCGGTCATCTTAGCTAATTCCTTTAGCTGTTTTCGCTTCGCGTTGCTACAAGTTAGCAGCACATTATCAGCCATATCAGTAAGCGTACCTGCCCCGCGAATGGAATACTTATCCGGTATCCAGTTGTCATCTGCTTGTGGGGGCTTCCGAATGTGAGCCACCAAGATAATGCCGACATCCAAAGTCTTGGCGCAGTGCTGTAGCTTGTTTACGAACTCTGTCTCGGCTACATAATCTTGAAAGCCCGTGCCACATTTCGCGAGAGAATCAACGAAGACATACTTGCACCCCAATTCCTTCACGCAATAATGGATGATGGATAGCACTCGCTCCGGCTTCACCGTGTCTAGCTGATCGAAGATGACAAGGTTCTTATCAACGAACGCGGAGAACTCTTGAATGAA